CATCGTTCGCGAAGACGAAAGCATCGGCTCGCTCAACATCACGCCGACCCAGCAACAGGTGCTTGACGCCTGCACCAACCACCGCTGGGTGATGATCAAGAAGTATCGTCAGGCGAAGATCACGACGCTGATGATCCTCGACCTGCTCGGCCAATGCATGTACACGCCTGGCGTTCAGGGCGTCCTCATCGCAGAGAAGTACGACACGGCTGAAACCGCATGGGGCCGTGCTCGCTACGCCTACGACTACCTACCGGATGCCATCCGCATCCCGACTCGGTCAGGACGTGACCCTGCAAAGCGCGAGATGGAGTTCGTCCACGGTGGTCGCATCAAGACGATCACCGCAGCCACGGGTACGCCGGCAATCGGCAACAGCCCTGACCGCGTGGTCGTGACCGAGTACGATGAGTTCAACGATCAAGACAACTTCAACGCGCACTTCTTCCCGTCCGTCGCCAAGCGGCAGAACGCTCGCGTGGTGATGGAGTCTACGCCAGGCCGGCAGGGCACTACGTCCCACACCATGTGGCTGAAGGCGCTGGAAGGCTCCAGCCAGTTCCATCCTTTGTTCCTCAAGTGGTGGCTAGACGACTCCTGCACCGCGATTGACCCGACGTTCGTTCCTGACCAGAGCGAGCTGCGGATCATGGAGGAACTAGAGGGCATCACCTACGCGCACCTCGCCTTCCGTCGTCAGCGTCTCGACACGGAGTTCGTCGGTGAGGACTCCAAGTTCCGGCACAAGTACCCGTACGGCCCGTACGATGGCTGGACGACGGAGAGCGGCAACGTGCTGCCGTCTGACTCTCTCCTCCACATGCTTGCAGATGCGACCGCCACCATCGACAACAACGAGCACTACTACGAGGAGCGCGAGGAGGGATGCCCGTACGTCCTGACCTGCGACCCTGCCGGCTACGGTAGCGACGGTGACCCTAGCGCCATCACCTTGTGGAACGCATGGGATCACAGCGAGGTCATGTCGTGGTCAGGTCGTGAGGATCCGGGTCGCCTCGCTGCTCGCATCATGCGCATTCAGGCCGCATGGGACTGCGAGGTTGTCCTAGAGTCAAACGCTCCTGCGTGCGTGCAGGCGCTCATCGGCATGCGCTGTCCGAAGCTCTACCACACGAACCAGAACCATCCCGGTTGGTACATGACCAGCGTCGGTAAGAGCGCCGCCATCGTCGTCCTTGTAGAGATGCTTCGTGCTGACGAGATGAAACTCCACACCAAGGCGACCATCCATCAGTTGCTGCAATGGGACGGCGAGAGTCGTAAGCGCGGCAAGGGTGAACATGGACGCCACCACTTCGACCGAGCCATCACGGTGATGATTGCGGCGGCTATCTTCCGCAAGCGCGGATATGGGCTGCGTCCAGAGTCAACCAAGCGTACCGTCGCGTTGAAGCCGGGTCAGACGTTCTCTCTTTCTGTTGAGACTCTCGACAAACTCTTCAAGCCGCGTCGATCAAAGACACTAGGGATTCACCCATGAAGCTCTCCGAGTACCGTCCTACAATCGACCGTCACGTACAGTCGTTCAAGAGCACGGAGAAGCTGGCGTTCGACCGGCTGCTGCGCTTCTACCAAGGCAAGTTCTACACCGACCGTGAGTCTGCTGGCCCGACCGAGAGCGAGTTGCTGGTCACCAGCATCAACCTCACGTTCGCCATCACCGAGACTGCGCTCTCTACGCTCGTGCCTCGCAACCCGCAGGTCACTGCGCTGTCGCGTGGGCCGGCACCTGGTGATGCGCTCAAGGGCATGGAGGGCGTGGTCAACCTCTCGCTCGACCATAGCGACTACTACAGCGAGCTTGTGCTGGCTGTTCAGGACGCCGTGCTCTACGGTCGAGGCATTCTCAAGACCGTGTGGGACGCGAAGAACGACCTGCCCTTGGTTCGGGCCTGCGACATGCGTGCGGTGTTCTTCGACCTCACGTCGCGTCGCTCGTCCGACATCCGTTACTGGATTGAGGCCACCGTCATCAGCGAGGATGAGTTCAAGTCCCGCATCAAGAACGGTTTGTACAAGCCGTGGGCCAACAGCATCCAAGGCGACACCTACCCGAAGTGGCTCGGCTACGATCTTGGTACGGCTGTCTCTCGTCAGGAACTTAAGAACTGGCAGAACTGGATCACGGTCTACGAGGTCTACGACATCGAGAGCAACCGTGTCGTCCACATGCACCTCGACTACGACGAGCCGCTTCTTGAGGACGAGCTTCTCTACTGCCCGTACTCTGTCCTCACGCTGAACAACAACGGCGAGGACTGCCGTGGCCTCTCCGACATCGCGCTCATCAGCGACAATCAGGAGGAGCTGAACCACATCCGCACCTACCTGCTGAACATCGCTCGTCTGTCCATCCCGAAGACCGGGTACGACAGCACCGCGTTGCAGAGCGAGGATGTGGCCGTGGCGCAGGAGGCTCCTGTCGGCAGCATGGTCGGCATTCGCACGACCGGCGGTAAGAGCATGGCCGACTCGTTCTACGCGTGGCCGATGCCGCAGCCTCCGGGTGCGCTGTTTGAGATGGCGTCTTCTCTTGAGAAGAGCATCGCTACGGTGTCTGCGCTTGCCGACGCACAGCGTGGTCAGGTCACGGGCGCTCGTACCGCGACCGAGTTGGCTCTGGTCGAGGGCCAGCTCCGCAACCGTCTGTCTGCTCGTCAGCGCAAGATCGACACGGTCACGACTCAGGTCGCAGAGCAGATGGCTTTCCTCGCCATGAAGTTCATGCGTGAAGAGAAGATTGTGGAGTTTACCGGCTACTCCGACGCTGAGCCGATCCACCCGTCCTCGTTTGAGAACGTGCGTGCAAAGTTCAAGGTCGTGCCGTACTCCCCGATGGAGTCCAACCGTGCGGTGCTTCAGGAGCAGTTCAAGGCTGCGATGCAGTTCCTGCTCAACAACCCGTACGTCGATGCGCTTGAGGTCACCAAGCAGTTCCTTGAGGTCTTCCAGTTGTCGCCTCGCCTGTTGAAGCCAGAGCAGGCTCCGCAGGGCGCTCCCGGTGTGCCGCCGCAGCCTGCACAGGGTATGGCTGCACAGCCACCTGTTGACCAAGCAGCCATGCTTGAGGCTCAAGGCGTTGCTCCTCCCGCAGCGCAGATGCCTCCGCAGCAGCAGGCTGTCGCCAATCAGGCGGCTGCACCGATTAGTGAAGAGGAGATTGCTACCACATGAGTTTCATCACGTTCGACCTGAACTGCGAAGACGGTCACTGGGAGATCGGCGTCCTGTACCGTCGCTCTGAAGGCCCGCCTCCGTGCCCTGACTGTGGCAAGCCTCGCAAGAACGGGTGGTATCCGCAAGGTGCGAAGGTTGCGTCCACGTCACAGATGTGGAAGCCGCTCACGCACGACGGCATCACCTACGAGTCTCGCGAAGACTGGAACGCTTACAAGGCTGTTGTTGAGCGCAACACCGGCCAGAAGATCGTTGAGGTCAGCAACTCGGATCGTTCCGAGCGTGCAGACTTCCACAAGCATCGAGCATGGGAAGCGCGCCGTGCCCGTGGCATTGACTCACAGCAGTGGGCCGAGGTCATCCGTGAGCGCAATAACGGGTACGACCCTTTGAGTGGTCGCCACTTTAGGAGGCAGTAATGGACGACATGATGAGCAAGGACGACTCCATGATGGCGAACCGCCTTCGTGAGACGCTGATGAAGATCGTGGACAAGGCCGAATCCGAAGGCAAGCTTGAGCCTCTCGCCGCCATGATCAAGGATCTCAACCTCACCACGGACGCGAAGGCGCTGTTCATGGCGAGCCAGCTCGATGACAAGACCAAGGGCAAGTCTCCCGAGGAACTTGCGTCGATGTACAAGTCCGAGCCGGCCATGGTCAAGATCATCCTCGCGAAGGTTGAGAAGCCTGGCGCGGAGATGGGTTCTGAAGAGGAGCCTACCTCTGAAGAGTCCATGCCTTCTGTCTCGTCCAAGATGGACAAGATGAAGAAGGCTGCCGAGATGTCTGACATGGCCGAGGACGGCATGGAAGACGACGGTAAGGCCAAGGCGTACCGTATGCGTATGGGTATGTGATCAACCAGTCTGAAGGAGAAGCCATGGACACGAGCACTACCGAGGTTGTGCAGGATACAGGCGCGGAGGCTGCGTCCTCGCCATCGTCTTCCGTTAGTGGAGACACTTCTCCCTCTGCTACCGAGAGTGGCGGTGGCGAGGGCGTATCCTCTGAATGGAACGGCGAGCTTGAGAGCATCAAGTCTCAACCTTGGTGGAGCACGTTGCCCGAACAGGCACGCGCTACCGTCGAGAATGGCTTGAAGTCAAAGTACGGAAACTGGCAGCGCGGCTACCAGTCGAAGTTCGATGAGTTCAAGAAGGGCCAGCAGTCTTGGCAGCAGGAGAAGTCTGAGCTTCAGAAGTCTCTTGAGTCTGCGAAGGACAACGGCGAATGGCTCCAGCGCCTCCTTGGTTCTGACGATTCCACGGCTGAACTGAACGACAAGATCTCGTCGCTTAGCAAGGCGCTTGAAGAGAAGGATGGTTCGCTGTCCTCTCTTCAGCGCGAGCGCGACGAGTGGCAGAACCGCTACCTCTCCTACGAGGAGCAGGTTGTAGCGAAGGAGGCCGAGGTCTTCGACGCGAAGTTCAAGGCAGACTTCCCCGACATCTACGAGGACTACCAAGTCGATGAGGCAGGGAACGAGTCGGGCGCGTTCTCCAACTTCCTGAAGCTCATCGAGGCCGGCTACGACAGCGACACTGCTGCAAAGATGACGCGATCCATCATGCCGCAGAAGCCGCAGCCTCTTGGCCCTCGCAAGGTCGAGCCGCCTCCGAGCGTGCGAGCCAGCAAGGCTCCTGGTGATGGCCCGAATCCGACCAGCACACGTACGTCCAAGGAGTTCAACTCCTACGACGACGCCATCCGTGCGCTGCGTCAGCAGGCCATGGGTGAGCCTGACGACGAGTGACATTCTGTCTCTCTTGACAGAGTGTCATGCACATGCTTACGGTGGGTTTAGCCCCCACCTAGAGCATCCGTAGGCTTCGGCACGGTCTGGCTCCTATGATGGGAAGGCGAGCAAGCACTCTTCCTCATCTTCCTTTACTCAGGAGCCACGACTATGTCGGTTTCCGTCGAACTTCTCAATACCACGCTGGCCGACCTCAAGGGGCCGATGGTCAGCGCGTTCTACCAGAACGTCCCCACCTTCCGTGCCCTCGAAAAGAAGGGCCGCATCACCGCTGACGGCGGTACTCAGATCGAGCGTTCGATCATGTCCGGCTCGCCCGCTCGCGGCACCGGCATCTTCAACGGCGACGAAACGCTCGACATGACCCGGTACAAGAAGAGCCAGAAGTACCAGGTCGAGTTCCACCGCGTGGTGCTGCCGATCAACATCCCGAAGAAGGAACTCCTTCAGAACAAGGGCCGTCTCGGCGCGATCAAGCTCATCGACACCTACCCCAAGGTGACGATGGACGGCTTCACGGTCGACTACGAGAAGTACCTGCTCACGGGTGCGTCGTCTGGCATCGCCATCGACAGCGCGGAGCTTGCTGGCTTCACGACCTTCAACGGCCAGTTCGCGGCTGGTGTCGGTACGGGCGTCACCAACGGCCTCCTCGACTTCCTCGCTCCCGGCTCCCAGAGCGATCCGGTGCAGAACGTCACGAAGAGCCAGGCGAACTTCCACTTCAACCAGTTCCAGTCCATCACGGCCTTCGCGACGGACGGCATCACCAAGATCCGCAAGCTGTACCGTCAGTGCGCGCAGTTCGCTGGCAAGCCGAACGGTGGCCCGGACATCATCGTGATGGACGACGACACGTTCGGTAACTACCAGAATGCGAAGCTCGACCTCGTCCGTCTCACGGCCCTGCCGGAGAACACGGACAAGTCGAACCTCATTCAGGACGTGATCGGCGTCGGTGGCGTCTACGCCTCCAACCTGATCGACCTCACCACGGACTTCACCTCTCCCGCGAATGCCGGCGTTGTCTACATGATCAACACCGACTTCCTCGAGCTGGTGCACATCCAGAAGATGCAGATCTCGGACTTCACCGACCAGATCGCGCAGCAGGATGCCGTCACCGCGAAGGTCGAGCTGCACCACCAGATGGTGCTCACCAAGTTCCCCGCCCACGGCTGCATTGCCGGCGGCGCGGCCTAAATAAAGGAGGACTGAAGCATGCTTCCCGAATTTACCGCTGATGTGGTGACTGCTATCAGCACCACCCCTAATTACCGGATGGGCTACCGCGTCGTCACCAGGGACACGCAGGGCAGCAAGTTCTGGGTGTACGTCAGGAACGGCGCGGGCGCGAGCCTGAAGGTCGGTCAGGGCGCTATGATCAAGGACGGCAGCACGGCGTTTGACGTGGTTGCTTCTACCACTGCCGCGACGCACGCTCGCTTCGTTGGCGCCGCTCAGGCTTACACGTTCAATGGCGTGACGAGCCTGTTCCTCGATACCTACTACGGCTTCGTGCAGTACGGTGGCGTTGGTAGCGTGCTCGGAGTCTCGGCTGGCGTGGCTGCGAACAGCTCGCTGACCTGCGTTGCGGCTGGCGAGTTCAACGCCGGCACCATTGGTGCTGTCGACCTCGTGGCGTTCAACCCCGCTGCGTTGCCTAGCGTGTCTCCGTTTGTCGGAACCGCGTACATCAAGCTCTAGTCTCAACTAGGCGACACAGGCCGGTGACAGGGGTATATGCTCCTGTCACCGGCTTCGTGCTAGGAGGTCAACATGAACAAGAAAGACTGGCGCGACAGGCTGCTTACCGTGCGGGCGTGGAACGCTGACACGACCAAGGGCTTCTCGTCCGAGCTTGACGACGTGTTGAACCTCGCACTCCAGCGCATCGCGTCGGATGTGCCGGCTGCTGTCATTCCCGACATCGACCATGTCGTGGTCAACAAGGACTTCACGGAGGCCGACTTCGGTCGTGGCGTGTCGTCTACGACTGACTCGTACGTCATGTCGTTCGGACTTGGCGTCGGTCTTAGCATTGTGCCAGAGACTGACGGTACATGGAACGGCATCTACCACATCGAGTTTCAGGACGCGAAGGGCGTGTACCATCGTCGCCAGTGCCGCGAGTTCTGGCTTGAGACGGTGAATCTTACGCACCTGAACCAGTACCTTGTGAGCCTCGACCGACCGCTTCAGTCTGCAATCCTGCCCATCACGAACGTGAAGTTCAGGCTTCATCAGCCAGAGTTCTTCTTCGCTGACGACGTGATGGAACTTGTGGATGGCGGCATCCACGACCCGAACGTCTCGCAGATCATCTGCCTACCGCAGTCGTTTGCCTCCTACATGGAGCACGACAACATCCGAGGCAACGTCATCGGTCGCCCGCAGTACTGCGCTCGTGGCAGGCACTTTCAGATTGATGCTCCGGTCAAGGCTCCTACGACTGCGTCTGGACAGCAGGCAACGTGGCTCGGGCCTGAACCCATTGGCTCGTTTGAGTACGTGTTCACCTACTGCTGGGGCAAGCGTGACGCTGAGTTCAGCAGCAACAACGGCACGCCGATTCCTGTGTGGGAGAGCGCGCCGTCTCCGATCAGCAGCGTGGCTACGGTCAGCACATTCCCAGGCCCGTCTGTCGTGCTCACGCTTCCAGAGATCGACTGGCAGTTGAACTTTGGAGACAGCGCCTCGCTGCGCTACAGCCGAAGCGGCATCTACAAGCGCATCTACCGTCGCCGTAGCGTGACCGGTGCAAGCCCGTCGCATCCGACCATCGAGGCTGGAAGCATCTTTCAGTACCTTGTCGACATCGACGGCATCACCACGACCTACGACGACAACGGCTCTGTCGTGCCTGACTACTATCGTCGTCTGCCTGAGTCGCAGGGCTACTACGCGTACACCTTCTATCCGCACCAAGACCAGCGGTACGAGGTGGACTTCCGCGTTCGCCGTCGTCCGGAGAAGCTCGTCAACGACTTCGATGCGCCGCCGGTTCACCCGGACTGCCACGATGGACTCATCGAGCTTGGCCTCTACTATCTCTGCTTGATGGATCGCCAGCAGGAGGAGGCTAACAACCACCTCCAGTTGTACCTGACCATCCACCTTCCGAAGCTCAAGGCCATGTACGCCAATCCGGCACGCATGATTCCTGGCCTCCCGTGGTTCGTACAGAACTACCCGAACCGACGTTTCGCTGGGCTGCGGTTCGGCCCCATGACCAGCTGATCTAGGAGAAGCAATGGCATTCATCCCTTACGAGAAGCCGAAGACCGGCGATGTGTGGGTTTCCGTGTGGCCGGACGCCACCGAGACTGCGACCGTCATCGGCGTCAAGGAGACGCCCACCCAGTGGCTCGCCGTCATCCACGGCGGGTTCCGCAACGCCTACCGCGTGGCGCAGGGCGAGGGCTGGAGCAGCCGCTCCCAGTGGCATCCGATCAAGGATGACAACGTCCTCTTCCCTGCCGACACCAAGGCAGAGCCTGCTGCGCCGCCCGACTCTCCGGTTGAGGTTACGTCTGCACGGAAGCGCGGAGCCGTCTGATGTCGTACACCCGCAAGGTTTTGGTTGTTCCTCTCGTTGAGAGCGGAAAGACCTACGCCCCCGACGAGTTCGCGTTTCAGGTGTTGAACCTCCAGCGCACGTCGGACGGCACCCTTGCGGCAGTTCGTGGGCCGTGCAGCTATACGCCCTACACTTGGACGAGCAGCATGTATGGTGTCTACCATGCGATGCTCGACCAAGGGATGCGAGACGTACTGCTGGTTAGGTCAGGCGATACGCTCTATGAACAGACTGGATACTCGCTAACCGGCGACGCGTTCAACAACATTCATGGAGACTTGACCGAGACGGCCTCGTACAAGTACCCCGATCAATTCTGCGAGGTCGGTGGACGCATCATCTGGACGAACGGGATCGACAGCGCGCTCATCTACGATGGCTACATCAAGAATAATGTTCCGTTCGCCAGGCTCATGACTCTTGGCCACGACCGCGCTCCGAATGCACCGACTGTGCTTGGGCCTAGTTCAAGCCCGAGCGGCAACTTCCAGCGTTCAGTAAACGACTTCGGCTACAGTCATCCCGGCAACATCGGGACGATCTCGTCTGACCTGACTGCGATCAGCGACGCGGCGAGCGACTCCACCATCGGCATGATGCTTGAAGGCAACTGGAACTACGCTGTCCAGTTTGAAGACGCCTTCGGCAACCTGTCTCCGTGGAGCGCCATGAGCAGTGTGCGCGTCCTTCAAGAGCAGACCAAGACCAAGTTCTTCAAGGAACGTACGATCTTTGCGGACACCTACAAGGATCTTGGCGACTCGTCGGTCACGTACTCTGACCTTCAGCGTCAGTTCTGGATTGAAGGCATCACCGTTGGGCCTAACGGTACGGTGGCTCGTCGCATCCTGCGATCTGCCGACACGATGCATCGTAACTACGACATGCGGCTCCTTGCCCGCATCCCCGACAACGTGACGACGTGCTGGCCTGACGAGACTGCCGACGCCCTACTTGGGCCTGTTGGTCAGAACTACCTGCCTACGCCTACGTTCAAGGTGATGACGCCGTTCGGCGGTGGTCTTGCTATAGGCAACACGCTGGCCAACCCCGGCATCGTCCACTTCTCTGACCCAGGCTTCCCCGGTTCGTTCCGCCCTGAGCGGTTCATCTTTCCTGACCCGAACGGACATGAGGTCACCGGACTTGCCGTGTTCGATGGTCGCCTGCTAGCCTTCACCACGAGCAACGTCTACGCCATCACCGAGAACGAGCCTGGCGTCTACCAGAGCATCCCGGTGACGAACGGCATCGGGTGCGTGGCTCCGTCGAGCATCGTCTCTACCGGATGGGGCGAACTCGTGTGGCTCGGTCGTGATGGCTTCTACAGCTACAACGGCGAGAATGTTCAGTACATCAGCGACGCTATCGAAGACCGTCTACGGCTTTCGAATACAGCAAAACTGTCGCGTTCCGTAGCCGTTTACAACCCGACGATGCGTGAGTACGTGTGCGCCTTGCCGCTGCCTGGTTCGAACATCCCGAACTACATCTTCACGTACGATGGGATCGGGTGGCGCGAGCAGAACCACGACCGCAGCTACCGCAGCCTGTGCGTGACGCGTGATGACCGCAAGTACGTCCTCGCAGCAAGTGAGTACGTCAACGAGAACAACGTGGTCGTGCTCGACCATGAGACTCGCGACTACCCTAGCAGCATTGTGTCGTTTCGGTACAGGAGCCGCTTTCTTAAGATCGACGGGTCTGGCCTTACGCGCTTCAACGCAGCGACGATCTACGTCGGCTTCCTTGAGAGCAGCAGCGCCAAGATTACCGTGAACGCCTACCGCAACGGTCGGTTGGATGAGGTCATCGCTACGGGTGAACTCACGCTGATGGCTGATGATCGACCAGGCCCGTACTCCACGTCTGTCATTGGTACGGCCAAGGCGCTGTCGCCTCGTCTGTTCTGGCGTCGCTTTGACATGCACCTACGCAGCGTGGACAGCTTCTCCTTTGAGCTTGTCGGCCAGCCTGCGGACGGCGAGTACCTCCACATCGCAGCGTTCGCGTTCGACGGCGTTGTCGCATCCGAGCGTGGCGCTCGCATCATGAAGGGCTGAACCATGGCGCACATCTTCCCTGACAAGGCGCTCAAGCCCCAAGAGCTTCCGACTCCGATGGAGTTGAACAAGCTCTTTGCTCCCATCGCAGAAAAGATCTACGGGCGCATTAACGAGCACGACATCAAGCCGGTCAACGGCAAGTTCCCGCTCGCCAAGATTGAGAACTTTGGGACTATCGGAAACGAGGACGCCTACACCAGCAAGTTCCTAGCGTTTCAAGAATCCGTAAGCGGCTTTGGAAGCAACACCGCCAATAACTGGTTCGTTGCTAACAATGACGTATCAATCGTGGCCTACAGTCAAGCGTGGCAGACCATCGATGACCTGACCTACACCATTGAAACGGGTGAGGACATCCTGTGGATCGTGACGCAGCTGACCTACACATCGTGGAAGGGTGGAATAAGCGGACTAGTTCTCGACTTTCCTAACAACGCTACCGAAGATCCTGTCCGCGTGCAGTTCGCGCTTCGCGTCAATGGGTCTGTCGTCAACGAGACGATCACTGGTTCGTACATATTCCCTGACCCGTCGATGCAGATGACCTACAAGGCCAAGGCAAAGACTGGGAACTTCGACTATCGCCACGTCCGCTACGTTCAGAACACCGAGGGCTGCGGCAACGCGGCTCGACCGGTGCGGCTTACGTTCGCCGTGCCCGTGGTCGAGGGCCAGAACACGGTTGACGTCGTCGTCCGACGCATGCCGCAGAGCGATGGCCTAGTCGACAACAACGTCAACAGCGATCCAGACACCAACCGTCTTGGCTCCACCGTAGGCATCTACAACCGTCAGCTCTTCGTGCTCAAGTGCAACGCGTGGGGTGGCGGCACGGTCACGAACCCGAGCAGCGGCATCGTGAACATTCAGGAGGCGCAGGTTCTGTCCAACCAGAGCCTGTACCTTGACCGACTCGACGTGATCGAAAACCGCATCAACAGCATCGTGCTCGGCAACACCGAGCGTGGCGCGCTGCGGTCAGAGGTTCTTCCCGCTGCTGCTACGCAGGTCGACACCAAGAACATCAGCACGACTCTGTTTGACTACACGACGCAATACTTTGAGTACGGCTCCAACACGGTCTGGGACATCGTCCGCGATGCTGCTGGCAATCTGCTTGTGCTCAACAACGGTGGTGCGGGATGGAACCTTGCAGTAAATAAAGGCTGGCTTGTCGTCATGGCGAACGTCGCGTTGAAGCATGTGACCCGTACTGGCGCTACCGGTAATGTGCGCAGCCAGGCCATGGCGTGCTTTACCATCCGCATGAAGACTGCGGCTGCGGTGTTCAACATCGATAGGTGCGAGGTGTACTGCACCAACGACAACTTCTTTGTATCGTACAATCGTGCAAATGGTTTAGGCGACAAGGTTAACGTCAACCTCTGCGACGACGACATTCCGTTGTTCCTAGCCATCCAAACAGACACGCTGGCCGGCATCATAGGTTCAAGCACGCTTGAGCGCATTGAAATCTGCGTGAACGGCTACTACGGATCTACGGCTGGTAACTTCAACATTGAGGTCACCACTAAAGGCGGGCATGCTAGTGCCTGGATTCAGGAGCGATAATGTCTCTCGTATCTCTTCCGTACGTCCCGACAGACGGCACGCTGTTCAACGCTGACCAATTCAATCGTGACCTGTACAGCAACACCACGGGCGAGTCGCTCTACCAGACTAGCAACGGAAACCTAGAGCCTACGATCAACTTCAACGCTGCGTTCCTCATCAAGAACGAGCAGATCCGTCCCTACATGATGTCGTACGGTAAGAGCGATGGACTGCTCTACTCGCAGGACTT